TACATGCCCGTTGTTCAAGGCCATAAAGGCATCTACGAATTTGGAAAGAACCTTTTTTTAAACCCTCGGGTTATCTCAGGTGACGGTACTTCGGCAAAAGTAGGTAGTTACCGAGACCAGACCGGAGAAGCTGTTAAAAAGGGCCTAGGACAGTTATTTGGTGATTATTACAAATCTTCTGTAAACCTTGCCCAAACAGGTCAACCAAACTATTACGACCCCAAAGAGAAAAGAGAAGTTTCTTTTAACCCTCTTCTTCCTCTGGAAGTGGGTATGGCTGGGGCTGCTCTATTTCCTGTTAAAGGTGCTGGTTTTGTGGCAGGGATGTTTGCAGGACGTAATGCTGCAACGGCTAAACCCGCAATGTTTTCTCTTGCAGATAATATGTCTAACAAAGGTCGTTCTAGAGATGAGATATATGATCAGACAGGACTGTTTCGTTACCAGGACAAAGACGGTAACCCTGTTGGAGACTGGAGATTTGAAATCCCCGACGATGAATCTGTATCTATTCTAAATAAAAAAGTTCTTACAACAACGTCTAGACTAAGAGAATCTGCAAGTCCCGTGGTCCGAGATCTTCTTAGACACGATAAGTTATTGGATGCGTACCCCGGTGCTGGGTCTACAAAGGTTTTTGAAGACATTGTGCGGGACATTTCTACGATACACGAGAATACAAAAAAACTTCAGGTTAGGTACGGTCGAGGAGAGTTAACAGAGCCTCAGTTCCGTCAAGAGTACGACATTCTTCTAAACCAGCGGTTACAACTACAGGAACTTTTACAAAAAGGTCTTCCTATTGAAGACGTTCTGGAGGGTCCTGCGGCGACTGCTCGCGACATTTACCCCCTGCTAGACCGCCCCATATTGGACATTGGTTTTAGAAAATTAAAAGATAAACAGAAAGGTAGCGCAGACTACATGCCTTATACCGACACCATTGGACTTACGGCATTACCGGGTCAGGCATTTCCAAAAAGTTTGCAGAGTCCTACTATTCCTTGGGATAAAGATGGAAAATATGTCCAGAAGTTTTCTCCAAAAGAACTTGCTAAAAATATAAAAGAAACAAAAGACTTGTTTAAAAAGGAAGGTTATTTCTTATTAGATCAATTGACCCTTTCGGCTGCGGCGGATCTCAAAGATCTTCCCTTTAATTTAAGAAGCAGGTTGGATGAAATTATAGAGGGCGGGAAAATATATAAGAAGGATGATTATGATCCCACGAACCAATTTAGGTCCAGTACTCTACACGAGCTTCAACATGCAATACAGCAGCGAGAAGGGTTTGAGCAGGGTGGTAGTATGTCATCTTTTGGAAAGTACGGTGTCACAGTAAAAGATCCGGACACTGGAAAAAAATTAACCAAGAGAGAGTCCTATATGAGATTGCTTGGAGAGGCTGAAGCTAGAAATGTCCAAACTCGCCGCGATTTCACAGACCAACAGCGTAAAGACATGCCGCCATGGACGACACTAGACAGGCCCGAATCTAAACTTTACACGAGAGGACAGGCCGGTCTCGAAGACTATACTTTTAACTCTAACCTAGATTTACAAGCTACGGTTAAAAACGTAACTCAGATGCCTTCTTTTAAAAATAAGTTTGGTAACAGCAAGATTGTAGATGACAAGGGCGCTCCGCTACAGTTAGCACACGGCGGCAAAAAAGAAATATCCGAGTTTGAAACAGGTTCCGAGAGGGTCAACCGATCTAAGGGGAAAGTTGAAGGTTTTTACTTCACTAATTCTGCGGACGCTGAAGTGTATGGACCTGTTCTCACCCCTGTTTTCTTGTCTATTCGCAACCCTTTACTTAGGCAAAGCCAAGATATTGCCTCTAAGGAAGCTAAAGATTTAGTCAAGGCTGCTATTTTACCTTTAGGCCCTAATAAGGAATGGGCCGATGGAAAGGTGAGTTATATAAAGACCGTGAATGATTTAGTCAGCGTTATGGAGAACGCAGGAGTGGATGGCGCGATACAGAAGCAAACTTTACAAAGAGCTGGCTTTGACGGAATGGTTGATGGCCGAGAGTACGTCGCATTTGACCCGAACCAAGTTATACTTGTTAACAAACCTTAGTTGGTTTTTCAGAAAGTATTTAAAATGGTAAAAGATAAAAAAAACGATCTTACGGAAATGACCGCAGCGGAGTACCTCCTGTTCACATCTCGTGAGTACGAAGGAAATGCGCGTGTATCTAGCGTTGATGGTAGAGTAGGCGCGGGACTTGCGATGTCCCCACGTGTTAATAATCTCCCTGAAGCATCTATTGAAGGTTCTGCGGGAGCAAACCAACCAACTCGCGCTTCCCTTTCCGTTGGGTCTGACGCACTTCGGTACTCCAGACAATTTGAGACCACTGGAAAAAATACTGGTGGCACAAGGACCATGGACACTGTAGAGGGCAGCATGGGACCTGCTAGGGGCTTCTATCAACAGGCTTCACAGCCTGGGAATCAGGACTCACGGACCACTTCCTACGGCGGTAATTTAGAAGTTGGCCCTGTAGAGTTTTATGCAAGCAGAGACCAGTCTAGCCAAGATGTAATACCTCCGCAGTACGGGCAATATTTTTCAAACCCTCGTTACGGTTCTACGTTGGATAACGTAGGTGTCACTGGTTCGTTGCCCGTGGGTTCGGGTACGTTAAGCGGCGGCATAAATCGCCAGTTTCAGAGGAGCTTGCTGCCACAACTGATTGATCAGGCTTCACGGCCCACGGCCCAATCTCCAAATGTGACGAACTACCGGATGGGTTACGAAGGAAAAGTAGGTCCCGGTATGTTAGGCTTACAAGGAAATGTTACGGACGTGCGTAATATTGGTGTAGAGCCTTCAGTACAGGGGTCTTATCAAGTTTCTAGCCCTCTTGGTTTGGGTGGCAACTTTGGTTTAACCGGATCTTATGTTAATCCGATAGGTGGTGATAGTGCGTCGGAAGCTATGATGCGCTACAATTTAAAATTTTAACTAAAGTAAACAAGTCTTTCGCTCTTACGGTAATCAGAGTAAGGTACGAAGACGTTGAGTCATATAAGAGGAGTAAATGCAATGCCTAATGTGATGGGACAAGAATTTCCGTACACGCCAGAGGGGATGGCTGCTGCGAAACAGTATGAGCAGTCTATTGGAATGATGGGTGGCGGGTCTATGGGCTTTAGACCTCTTGGATACGAAAACGGTGGACCTGTAGGTTCCTCCCGTGCCGCTGTCATTGAGTACATTATGAGTATGACGGGTATGCAGGATCCCACGGTTCTTTTAGAGATGTCCGACGACCAACTTGTCAACGCTCAACAAAAGATTATGCAAGACGGTCAGCAGATGCAGCAGATGCAGCAAATGCAAGATCCTCGACCTTCTATTCCAGATTTTCCCGGTGTGGTCCCTAATGAAACAGGTGGCTATGAGTATTTTCCCCCTAATTTCCAGTATCCGTCGGGAGCCGCAGGAGGCATGTCGGGTAGCGCGGTTCCTCCAGAGGCAGGAGATCAGATGATTATACAGAATAGGATGTCGAATGGCGGTCTGATGTCTTTAAGGCGTCGATAAACATGGCTAAGAACCCCCTCCCAAGAAGTAATTTTGGAACGGCTTCTCTTGTAGAGCGCCGAGACACAATACCTCCCGTTGATCTTGAAGAAGGAAGCTCTGCGGAAGTTGATATTGAGGATTCTACTAGGATAGAGGTCCCCGGTCTTAACATTGAGCTAGAGGAAGACGGTGGCGTACTGGTAGAGTTTGATCCTAGTACGGATTCTCCTGAAAGCGGTGACTTTTACGATAACCTTGCGGAAAGCCTAGACGATGCTGCTTTGTCTTTAGTTGCCTCCGAGCTAATGGAACAATACGAGGCTAACAAAGAGGGTCGCAAGGATTGGGAACATGCTTACAGGACAGGTCTTGAACTTCTTGGCTTTAAGTATGAAGAGCGCTCGGAGCCTTTTCGTGGTGCTTCCGGTGTAACGCATCCTCTACTTGCTGAAGCTGTGACACAGTTTCAAGCTCAGGCATTTGCGGAACTTCTTCCAGCAGGAGGTCCTGTCCGGACAGAGGTTATGGGTGAGGTTACTCCGGAAACCGAAAGCCAAGCGGACCGTGTTCGTAATTTTATGAACTACCAGATCATGTCCATTATGAAAGAGTACACGCCTGAGTTTGACCAGATGCTCTTCTATTTACCCTTGTCTGGTTCTACGTTTAAGAAAGTGTATTACGACGAGTTTTTAGAAAGGGCGGTAAGTAAGTTTGTTCCTGCGGAGCAGCTTCTTGTCCCGTACACCGCCACTGATCTTGAGACCGCTGAAAACGTCACACATGTTATTCAGATTAGCGAGAACGAGCTTCGAAAGAAGCAAGTCGCAGGTTTTTACCGGGACATTGTTGTAACGCCATCTCAGTCGGACCCATCTGAAATTAAAGAAGAGATGGATGACATAACAGGGATATCGCCTAATCACTTAGATCAGGAGGTGACCCTACTTGAATGTCATGTGGATTTAGATCTTGCAGGCTACGAGGACAAAAGTTCCGATGGTGAAACAACAGGAATTAAACTTCCTTATGTAGTTACTGTTTCTGAGAACAACGGTCAGATTCTAAGCGTCCGAAGAAACTATCAGCCGGATGACTCTTCTAGGAAAAAGAACCAGTACTTTGTACACTTTAAGTTTCTTCCTGGGTTTGGGTTTTACGGTCTAGGGTTGATCCACATGATTGGTGGACTTAGTCGCACGGCAACCGCTGCTCTTAGACAACTAATCGATGCGGGTACTCTTTCAAACTTACCGGCTGGCTTTAAGACTCGTGGGCTTCGGATACGAAATGATGACGAGCCTTTGTCTCCGGGTGAGTTCAGGGATGTAGATTCTCCGGGCGGCGCTATCCGTGAATCTCTTATGATGTTGCCCTATAAAGGTGCGGACGCAACATTGTACCAGTTAATGGGGTTTTGTGTAGAAGCAGGTCAACGTTTTGCTGCTGTCTCTAATCTTCAGGTAGGGGATGGTAATCAGCAGGCAGCGGTCGGAACAACCCTTGCCATGTTGGAGCAGGGCGCAAAAGTAATGTCTGCTATACATAAGCGACTGCACTACGCCCAAAAAGAAGAGTTCAATCTTTTAGCGAGCGTGTTTGGAGATTACCTTCCTCCTGAATACCCCTATAATGTTGTTGGGGCAGAACGAACCATAAAAGCCACTGATTTTGATGATAGGGTAGACGTGGTTCCTGTTTCTGACCCCAACATCTTTTCTATGGCACAGCGAATAACTCTCGCACAAACCGAACTACAGTTAGCGCAGTCGGCCCCGCAACTCCACGATTTATACGAGGCTTATCGCCGCATGTATCGGGCTATCGGTGTTAAAGACATCGACACCCTACTGAAACCTGTAGAACAAGGTGAGGCTACACCGAAGGATCCTGCGTCAGAAAACTCAGAATCTCTCGAAGATGTTTCTCTCACCGTTTTCCAAGGTCAAAATCACGACGCGCACATAATGGCTCACCTAGTGTTCGGCTCTTCTCCCATGGTTTCACAAATGCCTAATGTTGCCATAGCCTTGCAAAAACATGTTATGGAGCACGTCTCTGTAAAAGCTAAAGAACAAGTATCCTCGCAGATTCAACAACAACTTCAGGGTCAGCCTCCTACAGAGGGTCAGGCAATGGAGATTGAATCTATGGTTGCGGATCTTGTTGCTAAGGGTATGCAAGAGGTCAAGTCTCTGAGTACAGAGATAAGTGGTGGTGGTGCTCCAGATCCATTGATTGCACTGAAACAAAAAGATTTGGAGATTAGAGAACAACGTGACGCTGCGGACAACCAGATGGATCAAGCCCGTCTATCTCTGGACCAGCAAAAAGCACAGAGTTCCGCGCAACTAGGGGCTGAGAGGATACAGTCTCAAGAAGAAATCGTAGCCGCACGTATACAGGCGGCTAAAGAACGAGAAATTATGAAACAACGGAGCCAATAGGAGATAACCATGGCAAAACAATCTTCAAAAGCAATTAAAAGCGGCATTGTAGTGACGGATCAAGGTTACGTTCCTTACAACGATGGCAAGGACGAAAAGACTCCCAGTGTAGCAAAGGCTTCCATGGTATCTGGAAAGAATCGCGGCATGGGTGAAGCTATTCGCGGCGGAAAATTTAAAATCTGTTAGACATGGCAAAAAAAGAAAAACCTATCCGCCGAACGACTAGCGGCAAAGGAGCTAATTACCGCAAAACAAGCAGTGGAGCGGGAATGACTCAAAAAGGTGTGTCGGCTTACCGAAAAGCTAACCCCGGTTCTAAACTTAAAACAGCGGTAACAGGTAAAGTCAAAAAAGGCAGCGCGGCAGCTAAACGTCGAAAGAGTTACTGTGCTAGGTCTCTGGGGCAGTTAAAGAATAGTTCAGCTAAAACTAAAAATGACCCTAATTCTAGAATTAGACAAGCTCGTAAACGCTGGAAATGTTAAAGGAGAGACGTTATGAAGAAAACGATGACTAAAAAAGGTTATTCTAAAGGTGGCGCGGTCAAGAAGGGCGGCGGTATGAAGAAGAAAAATGCCAAAAATAGGTAAGCTTTCTTATTATAGAAAAGGTGGCGCTGCTAGTTCTAAGAGCAAGGGAAGTAAAATTTGCCCTAAAGGAAAAGCGTGGGCAAAAAGAACCTTCGACACGTATCCTTCGGCGTATGCTAACATGGCGGCTTCCAAATATTGTAAAGATCCAAATTATGCCAAAAAATCAAAGGGTAAATAGTTATGGTTTCTAAACAAAGCACACGAAAATTAAAGAAAGTTATTGGAGGTCTTAAAAAAGCTTCTAAGTCGCATTCTAGGCAAGCTAAAACTCTTGCATCTATGATTAAGAAGAAAAAGGGTAGGTAATGGGTGCCTTAAAAGATTGGGTAGATCAAGATTGGGTGAGAATTGGGCCTGGAGGCTCAATTAAAGGTAAGTGCGGAACATCCAAAGATAAAAAGAACCCTGATCGTTGTTTACCACGGTCAAAAGCAGAGAGCTTATCTAAAGGTCAAAGATCTGCCACCGCAAAAAAGAAGAAAAAAGAAGGCTCCAAAGGGAAAACTGTTGTTAAAAACACGAAGGCTGCTGTTGTTCGCGCTTCCACAGGTGGTTTTGCTGTTCGAGGACGGGGTGCCATGATTCCTACCAAAAAAACAAGATGCGTAGTGAAATAGTTTAATTAAGGACGATTTATGGACGGAATATACCTAGCAGAACATCTTTTAAAATCTGTCGAGGAACGCAGAACTCGAATATGCCAAGTTATGGTTTCTGGTTCTGCAAAGAATTTTGAAGAATATAAACAACTAGTTGGCAACATAGAATCTTTAGACTATATAGGACATGAATTAAGAGAAATCTTAGAAAAGGCGGATTAATGTCTGAAAAGTCTCAACCCGATAATTTAGTGTCTATTAAAGACGCTTATGTAAAACCCAGCGAGCGTGTCTTGGATCCTAGTAAGCTAGCCGAAGATACGCTTAATCGCTTACCGGAGCCTACTGGTTGGCGTCTTCTAATCCTACCATATGCCGGAAAAGGCAAAACAGAAGGTGGTGTTATACTACCGGATTCTGTTATAGACCGAGAGTCCGTTGCTACCGTATGTGGCTACGTTCTTAAATCTGGTCCTCTCGCTTACCAAGATAAAAAGAAATTCCCCAGCGGTGCATGGTGCAGCGAAGGACAGTGGATTATTTTTGGTCGATATGCGGGTGCCCGTTTCAAAATAGACGGGGGTGAGGTGCGTGTTTTGAATGACGATGAGGTCATAGCCGTTATACAGGATCCGGATGATATCCTGCACTTTTAACATGGAGAGTACCCATGCCATCAGTTAACGAAGAGGAATTGGTCGTAGATATTCCAAATACAGGAG